TCAGACGAAGAACTCTTCGTCGGGAACGTCCAGATCATAGATTGAGCTGCCCGAGTCGCCGTGCTGCGCCAGCGATACGGCGATAGCGCAGGCTACGGCACCGTCGATCCTCTCCCGCGCCTTGCCCTTGCTGAACAGCCGGTTGCCGGCCCGGTCGGTCTCCACTTGGATATTGTCGAAGCACCAGCGCAGCACCTCATGCCCGCCGTGCTGGAATTGCCGCCCGACTATGGCGCGCTCCAATTCCTTGATGGCCGGCGCCATGGTGATCCAGCCTTGCCGCACCTCCACAGCCGGATAGCCGTCTTCGGTCAGCGTGTTCAGTGTGGACCGGGCCAAGTGCGGGTCAATCCCGACCGACACCACATTGAAGCGGTCGCACAGGTCGCGGATGCAGTCTTCCACCGCGCGGAAATCCACCACGTTGCCCGGCGTCGGCTCGATCAACCCTTCATCGGCCCAACGGACATAGGGCACCCCGTCCCGATCCTGTCGGCCGCGCAGGTTGTCACCGGGGCAGAAGAAGTGCGGCAGCACCGCATAGCCGGTCCCGACGCGCCAGCACGCCACCACCACCGTCAGGTCCGAGTTGCTGGACAGGTCCACGCCCAGCCAACACGGCGCATCGGCCAGCGCGTTGAGGTCGAGCGGCGCCGCGCCTTGATCGTAGACCGGCATTTCAACGAATGGGTCGGTCGAGTGGTCGAGCCACACGTTCAGATGCAGTTGCTTGAACGCTTCCCGGTCCGCAGGCCGGTTCTCGGCTTCCCGCGCGAGCTGGCGCAGGCCGTCCAGATCGGGGAAGCCGTGGACCAAGCCGGGATTGGCGCGGAACCACACCCGTTCGTCGCGCCAATCCGCATCGGCCGGTGTCTCGAACAGCACCGGCAGCGTGCCGGGGTCGTCGATCTCACCACGGGCGACTCGGCGGGCATAGTCCACAATGTCGTGGGCAACGTTCTGCTGCCCTCGCCAGGCGGTGCTGATTACGACGGACAGGGAGCCGGGCACCTTGACCAGACCCGTGCGGATCACGTCCCACAGGTCGCGCTTGGGCCATGCGTGGAGTTCATCGACCAGGGCAAAGGTGGGCGTGGTGCCATGGGACCGGGCGGCGTCGCAGGATATGGCGCGTAGCTGGCACCCGCTCTTGGGATGCTCAATGCGATGCCGATAGTCGATGAAACGCAGCACCTTCTCAATCCGGGAGTCCTCCCGGCAGATGCCGGCGGCTTCCTCGAACCCGATGCGGGCTTGCTCGCGATCCGACGCGGCGAACAGCGCCAGCCCGCCGGGCACCCGCTCCGGGCCGATGGTGTGCAGCAGCCCCAGCCCGGCCCCTAGGCTGGTCTTGCGCCCGCCGCGCGGCAGCAGCATGACGACGTTGCGCACGATCCGCCGGCCGTCTGGATGGCGCGGGCCGTAGATGCGGCGGACCAAACGCTCTTGGAAGTCGTGAAGCTGGAAAGCCCGCTTCGGCAGGGTGGATTTCGGATGGCGCAGCACGCGCAGAAAATCGACGGCCCGTTGACCGAAGCCCAACGGATCGGGGATCTCGGAGCCGTCGTAAATCCATTCGGGAAAGGTCGTGGTCATAGGTCGAGGTCCGACAGGTCGTCGTCGTCATTGCCGGTCGGCGCGGCCTTGTTCCGGCTGGCCGGGGTCAAGCCCAACTCGGCGGCCAGCCGGCGGCTTTCCGTCAGCGCCTGGAACATGGTCTGAAAGGCCGGGTGGCGCTTCACGTCGCCCTTGTCGTTCTTCACCATGTCGCCTTCGGTGGCGATCATCGCCTGTGACCGGCGGATGGTGCCAGCGGCAAGGCAGTAGGCTTCCAACATCGGGAGGTCTTCACGGGTCAGGGTCTTGCGGGCGCGCAGACCGGGCACGACGCGGCGCCATTCGGCCTTGGCCTCGGTCGGCAGCCAGGACGGCACGGGCGGCAGCCGGGCAAGCCCGCCCTCGATAGCCTTCAGTTCCGGTTTCCGTCCACGCATCGCTCAACCCCTTTGGTCCATTTGCTCAATTCGGCTCTCTCGGGAGGAAGACCCCTGTCCGGTACCCAGCCCCATGGCGGGAAATCACAAACCCCCTATCCCTAACCCCTTGCTATCCCTGCCTTTTTCCCGTGCGTCTTGCGGTTATGGTGCAAGCGGCAAAGCGTCTGAAGGTTGGACGGGTCAAGGCGACGGTCGGGCCGGTCCTTGATGCTCACCTTGTGGTCAACGTCCACGCCCTCAGTCGATCCGCACACCACACAGCCGGGGTGCGTCGCCAGATGGGCGCGACGCAAGCGGTACCAATCCGAGTCGTAGCCGCGTTGGTGACGGTCGGGCCGGGCAGCCTCCACAGCCTTGGAACAGCGGGGGCACGGTCGGCCGGCGGGAATGATGGAGCCACACTTGCAGATGCGAGGCGCAGCGTAGGGCATGGCGTCATCCCCCTCGCACCCAGCACACCCAGCCGATAAGGTCGCCCGCCTCGTAGAGCGGTTCCGCCCCTTGAATGGCGCCATTGTCGAGGATGTCCCCGGACTTGATCTTCGCCGGCCACTGGGATGCCTGAACGCCGCTCGGAACCGGCCCCGGCCAGCCAGCGGCGGCAATGTCCGCTTGGGTGATGCGAATGTGACGGTCTCCCTGTGTAACCCCGCCGACAAGCTGTGTGGGCTGGTAGTTGCCGGCCTTCCCGTAGACGGTGCAGGTGACGAAGGTGCTGGACGTGCCGACGCGCCGCTTCAGTTCCAGCGGGCGCCCGGCGCGGTGCATGGACGCGGTGAGAGTGGCGGCGGTCATCCGAGCACCACCGACCTGTAGGGCTGAAGACGTTCCGCCACGTCGGCGGGAAGCCCTCCGTCACCACCGGCTTTGTCCGGGTCGAGCAGTGAGAACGTCTCAACGTCAACGTTCGTATAGGAACGCAACGCGGGGTCTCTGCCCTTGGCGTGGTAAGCCCGAACGCACAAGGCAATGCAGGCGGCTTCCACGTCCTCGGGCAGTGTCCGGCCAACCGCGCCCGGCATGGTAAAGCCAGCCGTGTATTCCACGTCGATCACGTCACCGGACCAACACAGGAAGCGGCGGCGGCTGTCCAAGCGGTAGAGCGTGCCTTGTTCGGCGTCGGCCTCGTAGACGGTCGAGGCAAGCGCGGTCCCGTCCACGGTGACGCTGGCGATGGTGACGACAGGCAGCCGGGACAGCAGCAATTCAGGCACCGGCCGGGCAAGGCGATAGGTCTCCCGCACCGTTTCAGCGGCGAACACCCGATTGCACCAGCGCCGAATGATGGCGCTGGCGCGGGTGATGGCGTCCGCCAGCCAAGCGTCATCACCAGAACCGGACACCGCAAGCTCGGCCTTCACCGCTGCGACGGTGGTGAGGTCCATGACGGTGGCGGGGGTGATGACGGTCAGCATGGTGCGCATGGTCATTCTCCCTTGCCGCGCCGCGCGTTGCGGACGCGGTAAAGAAGCAAAACGATGGTGAGGCACAGGACGACAATTTGAAGCGCCTCACTGAAACCCCCGGTCAGCGAGGCGATGGAAAGACCGCTGGTCGGAATGGCGAGGTCGGTCATAGTGCGGTGCAACATGGCGTTCACGCGGGCGGGTTGCTGGTGGGCGCGTTGACCGGATGGCCCAGGATTGCCACGGCCCCCAGGTTCGCGGCGCTGGCGTTGCCGGTCGGCGTGATGGTGAGGCGCTGGTACCGCTTGCCCCCGACATAGCCGACCTTCCGGGCCTTGTTGTCGTCGGCGAAGGTGAAGCCGGCCAGCGCCTCGGTTCCGACCAGCAACTCATCGGGCACGGCCAAAGCGTCCGACAGGTTGGCCGCGTCGCCATGCTCCACCAGCACTGAGAAGGTGGCGTCCGCGTCGGCCAGCGAGCCGGTCAGCAGGATGAAGGTCACGGAGCCATAGCCCAGACTGTCCACGATGGCGGAGACGACGGCGGTGTTGTCGCTGGTCGCCGCGCTCGGCGGGATGATGTTGACCGGGGTGATGTTGTTCAGCAGGTCGCGCATGGGGGTTCCTCCTTCAGCTCGCGGCCACGATCAGCTTGCGCAGGGCTTCCGACTTGCGGACACCACCGGCAACCCGCTTGCGGGCGTGGAAACGGCACTTCCCCTTGGTGCGCTGGGTCAGGTCGTCGCGCAGCAGGGAGAAGCCCACCCGGTCGAACACCCGGTAGCCTTGGGCGAAGTCGCCGAAGACGACGGGGATGTTGTCGCCGGCCACGTCGGGCATGTCGGGCAGTTCCACCACCGGACGGCCCAGGATGGTGGTGACGGGCGAGCCGGCCAGCCCGGTCATGGACAGCAGGTATTCGCCCGTCGTGGTCTTCAGCTTGCGGCAGGCGCCCAGGGTGGTGGAGTTCATCCCCCACACGGCGTTGGTGCGGTAGGGCGACGGCAGGGCGTGGAACAGGTCGATCAGCGAGTCGGGGAGGATCTTCGCCGCGTCGCCCGTCACCACGCTGGGGATGGTGGTATCCGACATGAAGCCCATCGGGCGCTTCACGCCGTTGCCGGTGACGAAGGCTTGCCCTTCCGCCTGCCCAAACTCTTCGGCCAGATCGCCGGCCAGCTCGGCGAAGATATCGACGGCGGCGTCCTCCAGGGTGGAGAAGGCCACGTCCACATAGGCGGTCAGTTCCTTCACCTCATAGGCCGACTTGCCGTAGCGGCTGCCGGTCTCGGTGTCCTCCCGGTCCTCCAGCTCCTCCACCCACGTCGCGGTGGGACGGCCGATCCGCTTGGGCAGTTCCACCGAACCGCGCGTCGTGTTGCGCACGGTGGCGAGCTGGCGGACGGGCGACCACAGGACGATGTTCTTGTCCACCTCGGCGATGAACTCGGCCGGCGCCAGATAGCCGGCGCTGGTGTCGTCGCCCGTGCGCAGGGTCTTCACCTCGGTATAGTCCATGCCGGCGGTGCCGCCCCGAAGGTAGTTCTCAAACGCCTTGCGTTCGGGCGCTTCGGCCCCCTTGGTCTCCGGTGCCACAGCGGCGCCCGGCCGGCGGAGCGTGGTTTCCACCTTGCCCAGACGGTCGGTCAGCGGCGCCAGCGCGGCGGTAATGGCAGCGGTCATCTTGGTTTCGACACCGGCCACCAACTCGGCCGTCTTGGTCTCCAGCGCGGCCAGATCGGGCGCGGCGGCGTTCTCGTCTTCCATGGTGCTCTCCGTAATGATGGCCGCGCCAGCGGCCGGGAAACTCTTCACACTCAGCACCCGCGCCCGGCTCGATGCGGGCCGGCGCACGATGCTGACTTCCTGCAAGTTGACTTCGACCAGCACCCGCCGGCCGGCGGCGTCGCGGTGGGCCTTGGTGGCGATGTAGCCGATGGACAGACCGTCGAGGCGTCCGGCCCGCAGGTCCGCCAGCGTCGCCGGGTCGGTCACGACGCCGCGAACCTTCAGGCCGATGTCGTCTTCAGCGGCCTCGATCCACTGGCCGATGGGCAAGCCTTTGTGCTCGCGCAGCATCAGCGGCAGACGGGTGGTAATGCTGGCGTGGTAGGCGCCCGCCTGCACCACGTCGTTGACCGCATCGGCCGGGCCACCGAACAGGCTGGCGTAGCCGATCACTTCACCCTCTGGGGAGACCTTCACCTCAAGCATGGGGTAGCTCCGTGCTCGGTTCGGCGGCAGCCCCCGTAGTCGGGGCGGGCGCGGTGTTGACCGGGCGCATGAAGGTTTCGCCCCCGGCGTAGGGTGGGCGGTTCTCCATGGTGCGGGCTTCGTTGGGGTTCAGGATGCCGGCGGAAATCGCCTTGCTCATCGCCTCGAACCGGGCGGCGATGTCGGCGCGGGCGAGGTCGTTCACCTCGAACTCGAAATACAGGGTGTCCCGCTCCTCGGGGGTGAGCAGCGTGATCGCCATCGCGTCGCACCACAGGCGCAGGATCGGCAGCATGCAGAAGGTCAGGAACTGCATGCCCATGCTCTCGGCGTTGGCGTGGGTGGCGCGGTCCATTTCATTGACCAAATGCAGCGGCACCCGCCAAAAGCGGCTGATTTCCTCCACCTGAAAGCGGCGCATTTCGAGCGTTTGGCTATCCACCGATGTCAGTTGGATTTGGGTGAAGTCCATGTCGTCATCGAACATCATCGTCCGGTGTTCGGCGTCGGCTCCCGAATAGAAGCGGGTGAACAGGGATCGGATGCGCTGCAACGCCTCGGGCGTCTTCTTGCCCTTGACCTTGAGAATGCCCGAAGGTTTGGCGCCGCGACCGAATAGCGAACCGCAATGCTTCTCCAGCGTGAGCGACAGGCCGATAGCTTCCCGGCCCAGCGTGACGGGGGACGCACCCTTGTAGGTGTCCAGCCCCACGCCCCGGATGTGCAGGATCTCGGATCGGTCGTATTCGCGGGCGGGCAGCGCCGTGTTGCCGGTGGCGACCGTGTAGACCGGGGCCATGGTGCGCGGGTCTTGGCGAACGGAAACGGCCCGCGCGTCGAGCGGGATCAACTCCACCACCCGGCCGGCGGCGTCGCGGTTCACGAAGGCGTAGGCGTTGCCGTGGGTGGCGAAGTGGGTTCCCAGCACAAGGCGGAACTCGCTGGCAGGGGTCCAGTCGTTCGGGGCCTTCGTCACCAGGGCATAAAGGGGATGGTCGGTGGCGCGCTCCCGGTCGTCGCCTTTCCGGCGGTACAGGTGCGGCGTCAGTTGCTCGATGGTCTCGGCAATGACCTTGATGCAAGCGAAGGAGACCGAACAGCGCATGGCGGTTTCGGGAGAAACGGATACCCCCGCAGCGGTCGGCAAAGTGCCGCCGGTCAGGACTTCGTATCCACCAACGTCTTTCCGCTCGCTAACCCCGAAAAGCGCCTTGATGCCGGTAAGCATTCGCGCGGTCCCTTGCCGTTTCACTGGCAAATTCCGCCGAAATATCGTAACAGTCAAATAGAGTTGGAAAATCCTGTTAATCTATGTTTTCTGAAATATTCCGGGATATTCAATAATATCCAGCGATAACTGAGAAGGACTGAGCGCTTCGTCCTAGGCTATACGGTTGGTGTCGGGTTGCGTACTATGGCGCTGCATGTTCTGCGGTGCTGGCCTTTGCCCGCTTGGCCTTCCGTTCAACCGTTGCGGCGAACTTCCGCAACTCCGCTTGATCGGCCGGCATCAGCTTGTTGACGCTGGCGCGGTACAGCAGCCCCTTGGCAAAGGCCGCATTCACCCCCCGGCGGAACTTGGTGTAGTAGCGTTCGGCGACGTCCACCCAATCCAGCGGTGCGCGGAAGGCTTCAAGCTCGGCCTCCAATTCCTTCACCCGGCGGAACGCCTGTTCCCGAAGGTCAGCCGCCGCGCGGTCGGCACCGTAACGCTGCCCAGCCTGGAACCCACGCTCGAACGTGGCGTCGTCACCACCCCCGGAAGTCTTGCGCCGAAGCTCGGCGATCTCCCGGCGGGCGGCGGCAAGCTCGGCCTCCATCACCATCATGCGCAAGGTGGAGACGGTGCCGCCTTCTGTGTCGGGGCCGTTCACGGCCTCCCCCAGCGACAGGCCAGCCGCGCGAGCCATGGCAGCCGCCTTGCGGACAGCGGCCAGGGCTTCGGCGTCGTGGTCGGACTCGGCGAGGGACAGCACCTTGTTGAACTTGGCTCGGTCGAAGGGCTTGCTCATCGGATCGTCTCCATCGGCGTGTCGGTGCCGAACACATCCGCCCAGGCGATGCGTTCGGCCTTGGCGCGGGAAAGGTGGGCGTCAAATTCGAGGATGGCCGCGCGTTCCTCGAAGTCGTCCAGGCGGTCGGGGAAGTCGGGATAGCTGGTCAGCAGATCGACCAAGCCGGCTTTCTCGGCGCGGGCGGCGGAGACGACGGCCGGCGGAAGCGGGGCAGGCGCCCGGAGCCGCAGGGTATCGCCGTCGAGGGTTGACGACGGCTCCTTCAGCGCGCAGGGCACGCAACACGGAAACGCCCGTCATAGGGTCGTCTCCCACTCAGAGCCAGAGGATAGGGGGAAATTTGCGTCCCCAGCGTCCCCAGCGTCCCCATATTCATTAACACATTGATTTCCCTCGGTGTTCTTGGGGACGGAAGCCGGGCCGTTTGCGTCCCCGCTCGAATGCGTTTGCGTCCCCGCTGGCAAACGGCGGACACGGATCGCGCGTTTCTTGTCGTCACCGCGCCCGACATGCTGGTCGAGTTCGATTTCGACACCTTGGGAGCGCAGGGCCGGCGCCAGACGACGCAGGCGGCTGGACAGACTTCGGGCGTTCTTCGGCCATGTCTTGTCGCGTGATACGTCTGGCGTGACCTTGAGATTGATCTCGGCCAACAGCGCCGTGGCGGTCACGATGTAGCTGGACCGCTCCGCCGCGATGTCCAGCACGGCCATAGCCAGCGGATCGGCCTCGATAACCTCTTCGATGCCGCGCGCCCGGTTGGTCTCATAGGCGTCAACGAACTGGACCGGCTTCCATCCGAAAGCGGGAAAGCCAGCGGCGGACCACAGGGCGAAATCGGCCATGCGCGGCAGACGCGGGAGCGTCACCATGGCGCGGTTGCGCAGCGCCATCGACACGCCGTCGAACAGTGCGCCCAGGATACGGGGCGCGGCGGCGTCGAACTCCGACCAGAACGCGGCTTCCGGCCGGCGGGCTTCCGCCGTCATGGCGGGCAGGGTCAGAGCAACGGCGCGGTCGGCCAGATCGGGGCGAGACGCCAGCGACGGAATGCCGTTCAGCAACACCGGACGGCACACGTCGATCAGCACTTCCTCATTGTTGGTGTAGAGCGCCCGCGTGGCGAACCCGCCTCCGGTGGCGATCCGGCAAAACCAATCCGACTGTTCGCCATCGACATAGGACAGGTTGTCGTAGCCCAGGACCCAGCCATTCCGCGCGGCGATCAGCGCGTCGCGTTCGTCCTTCGGTGGGGAGCGCAGATCGGCGGCGTTCGGATCGACCAGACGACGCAGCACGCGGCAGAAGGTCGATTTGGCCGCTCCCTGTTCGCCGTTCACCACCATGACCGGAAACGGCCCCTTGCGCTTCTGGCACGCCAGCAGCCACGCCACGGCAAGGCGGAAGTCGTCGTCACCTCCGATGTTCAGGAAGGGGCGCAACTCGGTGATGCGGCCTCCCTTCACAGGTATCGGCAGCGGTCGCAAGCCGGCCGGGCGGATGAAGGGACAGGGCGGGCGGGGGACAACGGACCAGCCATCCGGCCCGATAACGACGGCGGACCAATCGGGCGTGCCCAGATCGATCACGACTCGGCCCTCGTGGTCGCCGATGCGGATGGCGGGAACCTTCTCCGGGCCGTTGCCGGCCATGGCCTCGATGCTGCCCAGCGCGTCCGTGAACGCCTGTGACGATGGCGAGCCGGGGACGGTGATCTTCGTTCCGCCTTCAACGATCACCTGTTGATAGCGGGCGCCATAGAGCCGTCTCAGATACCGTTGGTAGGCGCTGGACCGAACCGGATAGCTTTCAAGGTGTCCGTCAATCTCGACGGTGGCATAGGCGCCGTGGTCGGCGTCGTGCCATAGCTCCCCGCTCCGCGTCGCGCAGAGGATCAGCTTGTCCCGCTGGGGCAAATCATCGTTGTCGTCACCATGGGGCGGGGTGAACTCGCTGGCGTTCTCGATGATCTTGCGCACATCGTCAGGCATGGGGGATCTCCGCAGCCTTTCCGGCGCGTAGGATGTCGTTGAAGTCGGTGTCGGGGACGGGAGGCAGGGCAAGGCGGACGCGGCGACCTTCGGCATGGAACCGGCGGGCGGCGGCTTCGGCCTTGCGCTGGCCCACGCCATTGGAGTCGTGATCGACCAGGATCACCACTTCGGCCACCACGGGCGGCAACAGCAGATCGACCAGATTACCGGCGGAGAACGCGGCCCAGCCCGGCAACCCGGTTTCCTGCATGCCCGACAGCACGGTTTCGATGCCCTCCCCGACCAGCAGGACGGAGCCGGCGTGCGCAAGGCGGATCGCGGCACCCTTCAGCGGCCCCAAGGTCATCTTCGGGCTTGGCACCGGAGCCTTGTCGGTGCCGCTGGGGGTGAGAAAGGTCCGATGGATCGCGCACACCCGGTTGTCGGGATGCAGGGCGAAGGCGGCGACCATGCAGGGGAACCGCTGGCCAGACGGCGCGTGCTTGGCGTTGGGAAGAAACCGGATGGTCGGCGGCACCGGGAGCGTGATGGCGCGTCCGGGCAGATACGCCCTTTCCACGATGGTTCCGGCGGCGGGCACCGTCTGCGCCCAGACCTCCGAAGCCGCCTTGCGCTTGGCGTCGGGGTCAGTCGGCGTGGAAGGTTCGTGGCGAACTGGCGGCGTCCATTCCTTGTCGGGTTCACCCGCCCATAGTCGTTGCGCGCGAAGGGCGTGGATCACGTCGGCTTGGGAACACCCACAGGCATGGCTCTTGACCAGCACGCGCCCGTTGTCTTCCTCGACAGTGAAGCCAGACGGATAGCCGCAGCAGGGGCAACGGCCGCTGTAGGTCCGCCCAGAGCGGGCGAGACCCAGCGCCTTGGCGATGCCGGCGGCGTCCATCACACCCCCGCGTCGCTGGTGGAGTGGACCAACTTCCCCATGCGCTCAATGGCCCAGCGGTCGAGTTCGGCAACGGGGTAAAGCGGCGTCCGGCTCACCCCCTTGTTGAAGGCCGGGCCACCTCCGACGCTGGCGTATTTGGCGAGCGTGGCGGGGGCAACGGTGACACCGTGGACTAACTCCAAGTACTCGGCAGCCTCCCAGCGGCGCAGGCGCGGCTTGCGCAGGGCCGGCGGCAGGCAAACCTCGGGCGTGGCGGGAATGTCCCGCGAATTCAAGTTTGTCACTTGTCTCTCCTAGATTTTAGATAAAGAGGACTTCTCTTCAGTCATCGTCGCCAATTTCTTCAAGGGCCTCAACGACTCGTTCCGCAATTGAGCCGATGCTAACGTAAATGACAGCGTCAGGAACTTCGGGGGGGTCGCCAGCTCCGTTGTATATTTTGTGTTTCCACCCATCTTCTTCGCGCCAAACGAAGAGTGTTGTAAGTGATAGTGCTGCGACTAAAGCTCTTGGCGGTGTGTTTTTATACATTAGCAAAAGCATGTGCGGCACGAGCAAGCCACCCACAATTAAGCTCGCCAACTCGACCGGAACGCAGAACTCCACCAAGCGCCGAATGACGGCAAGGCGGAACGCGTCCCATACGGAGAACTGGCGCCATTTCTGCCCTTCTCGCTCCTCATTTGCCTCAAGCATCACCTGCTTTCGGTCGAGCCAGTTCCGTATCACCTTCGCATTGCCGCCCGTGGCGTAGACGACGCTCGAAAACCGGTATCGCTTATCTGAAATCGGGTTAGTCATTTTCACCTCCGTTGAGGCGAATATAGAGTGGCGCGGGGAGGCTGTCAAGAACGCCTCTTGTGAGGCGTTGTGCGAAAGTTTGTCGCCTCAACCGATAACAAGGACGGGTTAAAAACCAAGGGGCCGGTTTTGCCGGCCCCTTGGTTACGATGGAGTCGGCGAGGCGTGGTCAGGCGGCATCTCTGGCAAGGCGCTTTGCCTGTTCCCGCACGATTTTCAACAGCTTGGCGCGCATGTGGTCCGGTGCCACGTCGATCTCGTCGGCGATGGTGCCCAGAAGTTGACTGCGGGTCATGCTGCACCCCCAAACTCCAGCAAGTCGCGAATGATCGCCACAGCCATCCGGGCGTCAGTCGTCGTGCCGAAGTAGTCATCTTCCGGCATCTCGTCGGCGCACCAGACGAACGCCTTGGCCTTGGCGTGGTGCCCTTCTAAAGTCGTCGGGCGGATTACCAGCATTCGCTTGGCGATGGCGCTGCCCTTTTCCGTTAAGGCTTCAAACTTGGCAAAGTCAGCATCTCGCGGGAGGTTGGCCGACTGTGCCTCAACTCGATCCAGATCGACGCCAAGGGCGAGTAGTTCGGCGTCGGGGTGCGGCGCGGCAACGATCATGGCAGCGGGCACAGCCGGCGCCACCATGGCAGCGATGCGCAACGCTCTGGAAGCGGCGGGCGTGCGGTTCACCGAACACGGCGTTGAGTTGGTGAGGAGATAAAAATTCTAGTCTCTGGTAAAAATCTCGACTCCTTTCCTCTCTTTGCCGATCATTCATCATCCACCAGAGGGTAGGCGGGAATGGCCGATAGAACATTCACAACTTTTGGGAAAAAGCCTCGCTCTATAAACATAACCCTTGGCGAGTTATCGGACGCATTTTTGCAGTATATTAAGCATGAAACCGGCATAGACTATGATAAAATTATACTAGACTCAGATAGTAGTGGAGGCTGGAGAGAAACAATAATTGAGGTTAGCGCATATCGTGCGGGATATATTGTGACGGCGTTTATAAATGGTAAGGCAGCTAAGTCTACGCAAGCAAGGATGGGGTGCGGACCTTTTCAGATAAGATGTAAAATTCACGTCAATCTATTTGGTAATGGGAACCCAGAATTCTATGTTTCGGCTATAGTTAATGACAACAGGTCAATTTCCTTTGAAAGCGATCAAATAAACTTACTAATTGATCTGATCTCAATAAAGGACAGCAAAGAAATCAAATAAACAAGCTTCTCAACGAGCAGAGCCTTGAACACGGTTATGTGCCTTCACCCGGTTCCGAATGAGCCAAAATTGCGCAAGTTCCCGCGCATTTCCAAACGACAAACGTCTGCTGCGGCAAGTCCGGGCGGGCTTGTTACACTTCGGGCGTTGACGGCCTCATGTTCCGCACATCCGCGTATGCCGTCAAGTGTTCTTGGAAAATCGGCTACGCTGCGGCTCGCCAGCCTTGCGGCGTGTCCTCGAACACCTGCCGCTCGTGCTCTTGCCGGTCCATGTCGTTCAGCCGGGCGATGATCTCCCGGATATGGGCATTGCCTTCCATGTGCTCGCGGTAGATGGCGCGCAAGAAGCGGTCGGCCCACTTCGGCACCCGCCCGCGCTTTTCCCACAGGGCCACGGACTGGGCGTCGTTGCCGAAATAGCCGGCCAGCGCGTTCTGTGACAGGTCGAGTTCCTTGCGCAGAAACCGGAACTCGCACCCGGTCAGGTAGGGCTTCCGGTGGACAAGCTGCATGCCGATGGCTCGGTGCAGCCCTTCCACATTCTCGATCACCATGGCCTCGCCGTAGGGCGTGGCGTGCGGCTTGACGCCGTTCGCCAGCCATACGTTGGGAAGGCCGCATTCGGTGTAGTGGTACATCGTCGCCTCCTTCCGTCAAAACACTGTGATGATCAGCAACCGAGTCCGCCATTCGATGGCGATACCGACCGTGATCTGTTCTCCGGCCGACATGCCGCGCATATCCACACGCCAGTTCCCATGTTCGTCGATCCACGGTTCCCCGTCGATAAAGCCCGCCTGGACCACGCGCCGCGCCTGAGTGATCGAGATCTTCCGCTGCACCATGCGCTTCTTGGCGTGGGGCACCGGAACGATTCGGTCAGGGTCCGCAGCGATCTCCTTCACGATCCGGGCGGCGGCGGGTTTGGTGAGCCTCAGAGGGACAACGTTCGGGTCGGCCATAACCTATAAATCTTATAGGTTGGGTGCCGATGTCAAGGGCGGCGCCCATAAAACCCCATGCTACCCCGTTCGATGACGGTTTGTGACTAGTCACACTCCGAACGCGCCTTGATGCGTGACTAGTCACGAACCATCTATAGGGAAACCGTGACTAGTTACGAGGATGCGCCATGCCAGACCAAACAGCCGCCGCTCGACAGGCCAAGCGCCGCGCCCGCCTTGCCGAAGGTGACGTGACGCAAATCAACGTGCTTGCCCCCCAGGCCATCCATGCCGCCTTGCGGGAAATCGCCGCGCGCACCAGGGACGGCGAACCGCTCCACAAGGTTCTCCGCTCGCTCGCCATGCGGGCGACGAACCAAGACGCGCGGTGGGCGCCGCTGGCCGTACCCGACGATCTCCAGCCCGCCCCCGGAGAGGTCGCCGTCGCGATCCGCACCGGCAGCCGGTCGAACGGCTACACGCGCAAGCTCATTGACCGGGCTGGCCTTCAGCGCCGCGATGATCTCGGCGCGTGGTGCGGGATCGTCACCAGGGACATGGCGGACAAGCTGGCCGCGCGGGCGGAAACCACCACCGCGACCGTGGTCGAGCGGGCCGGCGGGGAATAGCTCCAAAAGCGGGGACGCAAACCCAATTTGGGGACGCAACGGGGACGCAAATTCATAATTTTGCGTCCCCACGACAATCATAGCGATATCAACATGTTAAATCGCTGCTTTTGGCCTTGGGGACGCGGGGACGCAAATTCTCCTTTTCTTTCTAAATAGGAAGGTTAAGGGGAGGGGGAGGGGGACCAAGGGGGCGGGATCAGGTCGGCTTTCGGCCGGCGGGCTTTGCCAGAGGCACCACGTTGTCGATGGCCTCTCCCTTCGCCGTCGCGGCTCCAGCGTTCAGCGCTCCCATGATGCGGCCTTCGATCTTGTCGGACAGTTCGCGGAGCGGATCGGCGTCCCGGTTCACATAGCGGCCGGTCATCGCAAGCGTCTTGTGCCCCAGCTTGTCGCGCACAAGGAAGGCGTTCGCTCCGGCTTGCCCGGCATAGGTTCCGACCGTGTGCCGCTTGTCGTGGAGATGGACATCCGCCAGCCCGGCTTTCTCCCGGATGCGCTCCCAAGCGTGCCCGAGCGTGCTGGCGGACAGCGGCTTTTCAGGGGCGCGCACTCCCGGCAGCACCCATTCCGATTTGCGCGGCAGATCGGCCAGGAGCGCTTGCGCCAAAGCCCCAATGGAATGGACGCGGGCGCCAGCCTTGGCGTCACGAATGAGAAGGGCGCCGTCAACCACGTCGGCCCAGCGCAGGGCCAGCACCTCCCCGACGCGGCAGCCAGTCAGTAGCAGCAACCGGAGACCGGCCAGAACGGTTTCATGCACCTCGCCGCTTTGGTCGAGTTCGGCCAGCACCTTGCCCAACCGCTCCACCTCGGGCGTGGACAGGAAGCGCTCCCGCTTGTTCTCGCGGTAGCGCTCGATCCGCTTGCATGGGTTGGTCCCGTCCGGGCGCATGCCCCACACTTCGGCAAGGCTGAACATCTTGGACAGGACGGCGAGCGTCTGGTTCGCCTGTCGCGGGGTGTCCCGCATGTCGTGGTGGAGCTTGGCGACATCGGCGCGCGTCACCTTGTCCACCTGTAGCTTTCCCAGCGCGGGTTTGATTTCCTTCTCCACCAGCCGGCGGAAGCCGGTCGCGGTGCTGGGCTTGTTCTTCACATCGACGTGCTGGGTCAGATAATCGTCCGCCAGATCGGCGACGGTGGCGCCCCGCTTGGTCCGGGCCTTCTTCTCGGCCGCCGGATCGGTGCCCTTCCGCACCGACGCCAACAGCTTCTCCGCCTCGGTGCGGGCTTGGTCGGGTGTCCAGGGGGAGCCATGCCGGCCGATGGTTACTTTCTGCTTCGGCGTATCCCGTCCGCCCATGCGGTAGATCGCGAGATAGGTCTTGGTGCCCTTCGGCGTCACCTTCAGCACGAAACCCTTCAGCACCGTGTCGAACACCAACAGATCCTTGTCCCCCGCCTGGACGTGATCCACCAGCCTTTTCGTGATCTTAGCTTCCAT